CCATCCTTGGTAAGGGTCAACCTACTGCCAATAAGTACGAAGAGGTCATCATTGCGCTTCGTCAGTTCGAGACAAACCCTGAACTCTTTGGCAAGGCAGGATCCGCTTCCAATGAAGCACACCAAATGCAAGCCATGGGTTCTATTAAGGCTGCTGCTGAGACCGGACAGATCAATGGCGAAGAGATGATTCAATTGCTGCGGCGTGGTGTCGTAACAGCACAGGAGCTCTATCGCCAGTTGCCGTTCATCCTTGGTCTTGAAGCAGCAACACGACATAATGCCCTCCAAGCCCTCCGTTCTCCTGGTGCAGATGCTGATGCGTTCCTCAAGGCATTCACGGTGGTATCCGGTGCCACCCGCACGATCAAGTCTTACCTCGGCAAGAACCTCCAAATGATTCAAGCATTCGGGGATTATGAAACGATTGCTAAGGGATTCAATGCGCTCTCACCAGCGGAACAGCGAGTGCGTATGGAGATGTTTGGGGATGTCCTTGAGTTACTCCTTCGGGATCCATCAACAGGCCGCCGCGCTGCCACACTCCTCACAGAGGGGTCCTATAGGAATGGAATGCGTGTAACGGTTGAGATGTTCCGCAACTCGATCCTGTCGGGACCAAAGACCCTTGCAGTCAATGCCTGGAACGGCTTACAGATGTTGGCAATGCCTCTTGAGCGGGCTGCTGGTAAAGCATTGTCAGGTGATGCAGCGGGCGCAGCGAATGAACTATCGGTACTCACGCGGTACTGGTCACAGACTACGGATGCCTATCAGGCTCTCAAGATCTCCGCGTCAGAAGAAGGGGACTCTTTCGTACTCGGTAGAGGCAACCAACAATACGGTGATGAGTTCGTACCAGGGCGACGCATTGGTTCCAAGGGTGTTGCTCGACTGAACAAGGTTGATGATGTCACCGGCGCAGTCCAGCGCACACCAGCCGGTGCTGCTGTTGACTTCGTAGGGCAAGTCGTGAATGCACCCATGAGAGTCCTCGGTAGTTCCGATGAGTTCTTTATGACCCTTGTCGCCCGCTCAGAAGCCGATACGGTTATCCGTGCTGAAGTAGCGAAGCGCATGGGCAAGCCCCTCACTCATGCTGCGGTATCAGCAGAGGTATCGAGGCTCCGTGATCTCCTCTTCATCGATGGTCAGCTGTACACCCGCAAGACTGTAGAAGAGCGTGGGTTCCGTCAGGCTCGGGATAAGTACCTGCCTGGTGCTTTCCGGGAAACCCTCGGTACCGTGGTTGCTGATCGCCTAGGGAAACCTGTGTCTGACCCAGCGGTGGTCACCGAGGTCAGTCGCCTCTACAACGCCTCGATGAAAGCCGGTAAGGTTGATCGAGAATCCATCAAGGCAATCGCTAATGAGGCTGAACGCAAGTCCGTCATGTCTGCCTTGGATGCCTCGGGTGCCAAGGCGAAGGCTCATCCACTATTCATCCCTGAAGTCCAACGGTATGTCGATCAGAACTGGGATGCCTATATCGATAGCGACATGGCTCCCGTTGGTGGCAATATGCAACAGGCCGCCGGTGAGGACTATCGAGTCCTTCAGCGTGTCTCAGGGGAAGTAGAGCGTCGAGTCAAGGAGCAAACTTGGAAGCGTGACTACACCGATATCGCTGATGAAGCAGCACCCTTTGGCTCACGACTCGTAGGCAACATCGGTAAGGCATTCTCAACCGCAGTCGGTCATGTACCTGAACTGCAACTGATTGTTCCGTTCATCAAGACCCCTACGAACCTACTCGCCTTCGTTACAGACCGTAACCCCATCGGGCAGAGTCTGGCTTGGGTGCAAGCAGCCAAGGCTGGTGATAAGAAGGCAGCAGCTCAAGCAGCAGGGCGATTGGCTACAGGAACTGTTCTGTACACCACTGGTATCGGTCTAGCCGCGAGTGGCATGATCACCGGCAAGGGTCCTGTAGATCCCGACATCCGAAAGCAACTCCTGGCATCCGGTTGGCAACCCTATGCCATCAAGGTGGGTGGTGTCTATGTCTCCTTCGGACGCAATGACCCAGTAGCCACCTTCCTTGGAATCGTTGCGGACACTGTGGACATCAGCCGCAGCACCTATGACCCAACCCCTGAGGACAACGGGATCATCATGGGTGTCTCTAAGGCTGCCATCATGTCTATCGCTAACAATGTGACTTCCAAGTCATACCTGCGTGGATTGACTACGGCAATGTCAGCGGCCATGGGTGATGAGGCTGCTGCAAACAAGATGATGCGTCAGTTTGCAGGAGCAGTTGTACCGAACGCCTTGGCACAGACTGAGGCAACCTTTACCGACAGCACCATCTATGAAACCCGTAACGCAGTCGATGCCATCTTGGCTCGTCTACCGTTCACGGGGAACTCCGTTGATAAGACCCGTAATGCTCTTGGGGAACCACTGCAAGGCACCGAGAGCCCATGGTCTATTCTGTTCCCCGTTACTGGCACCAGGGCAACCAAGGATCCTGTGAACCGTGCTCTATCGGATTCCTTGATCTCAGTAGGGGGAGCCCGTCGAACCCTCCCAGGCAACATCGATCTCAAGCAGATCAAGTTGAAGAACGGTCAGTCTGCCTATGACCGCTATGGGGAACTCACGGGTCAAGTGAAGATCGGTGGGAAGACTGTGCGTGACCAACTGCGCTCCGTGATCTCATCACCGTTCTTCAAGGGTCTCCCTGAAATGGGTACCGATGGGATCACAAGTCCCCGCACATCGCTCATCCGAGGGCAGGTATCTGACTACCGTCGGGTTGCCCTAGAGAAGTTGATCAAAGAGTCGCCTGAACTAGCCCAAGCCATGGCACACGCCCGTGATGTTAAAGCCAATCTTTACCGAGGAAACTGATGCCAGCATTCTATGAACTGAACTACTACGCCCGTACTTTCTACTCAGGCAATGGAAGCACCAATGACTTCTTGGTGACCTTCTACGGTGGAGCACCGCTCGACCCAAGTCATATACGGGTGTATGTGAATCAGACACAGATATCGAGTGGCTGGTCTTTCGTGACCATCAACGGTGCAACCTATGTCCACATTGATATTCCGCCAGATGGTTCTACACCAGGCAATGTAATGCTCCGTCGATTCACACCGGCGCGTGAGGCTGACCGTGTGATCAACTTTACCGATGGTGATGTGCTGACTGCCTCAGACTTGGATATGTCGCAGCTGAACTCCCTGTATGTCTCTCAGGAATCCTCGGATCAGTTCCTCGACCAGGGTGGAGCAGGGGTCAGCATCAACTTCGCTGAGACCATTACGGGATCCAAGACATTCACGGGAACTACCACTATTGGTGACGAGGGATCCTTCAAGTTCCTACAAGGTCTCGACATCATTGCTGACAAGACTCAAAACGGTAAGCAGTATGTCCTTGGTGCAAACGGTACATCCGGTGATGTCCACTGGGAAGAAACAACCATTAACCCTGGTTCTCTCCCGGCAACAGTAGTGCTTACTAATACCAATCAGACCATTGATGGGCAGAAGACATTTACGGGTGCTGTGGAGATCAACGCTCCGCTGAAGGTCACCGGATCTGCTGTTAGTGGTAAAGCACTTGTTTCATCAACGAATGATGGATCGGTGGCGTGGTCATCCATTGTCAATGGCATCAAGCTTGGATCAGGTACTGCTGCGTCATCAACGGGAACAGTAGTCATCACACCCGCATCCATTGGTGCTATCGCCGTGGGTGCTACGGGAGCAACACAGTTTGTAGATGGACCCGTGACCTTCACAGGGAGCGTAGGGCTTGGTAACAATGCAGCCGCAGATACCCTGACTGTTCAGAGTGACCTGAACCTTGCCATTGGTAATGAGGCCGCCGGTAAGGTGCTGACTTGTCTTGATGTCGATGGATCAGCAGCATGGGTTCAACCTGCTGCTACTGGTGTGACATCGGTCAACCAGCAAGCAGGACCTACCGTAACACTGACGGCTGCTAATGTAGGAGCAGTCAGCGTTGAAACTACACAAGAGATCACGGGTGCTAAGACCTTTAGCAACAATGTGACACTTGGTACCGCATCAAATGACATCATCGTTGTTGGTGGCGAACTCCAGATACCTGGAGGCACCAATGGTCAAGTATTGACATCATCGGCAGGTAATAAGGCCATTTGGCAGACCCCTGAACCAGCGGGTGTGACAATGGTCAACGGGGCTACTGGCCCAATCACAATCTCCGCTGACTCACTCGGTGCTTACACCCCAGCCGGTGCCTATCCACTTCCAATTGCTACTGGCAATCAAAAGGGCATCATGCAGGTTGGTGGTGGCCTCTCGGTTACCAATGGTGTTGTAAGCGTCACTCAGAATGCAACGCTACCTATAGCGACTGCCGATGTGCTCGGTGGTATCAGGATAGGCAGTGGCCTGTCCATCAACGCATCAACTGGTGTAGTGTCAGCCTCCTTGAATGGAAGTGTTGGAGTCAACCTATTCAATGGCCGTCCTGGGGATGTCACCCCTGTTGCGAATGATTACCAAGCGTCCATGATTAAGAACGCCGATGGATCGGATGCAGCTGTTACTACTGACTCTATTCAGACGATCTCTGCCGCGAAGAAGTTCACAGTCGCACCTACGGTCACTTCATCGGGAACTACTATTGGAACTAGCGGATCTAACGGCGTATCTATTGAGCCAACAGGTCTTGTGAAAGCACAAAGAGCCAGCGATGCAAATCTTCATGTATGGGAGGGTTACAACCCAACAGGCGGCCTTACATCATTCATTGAGGCTGATGGAGATGCACAGTTCTCCGGCCTAGTTACGGCTAACGGAGGTTTCTACTCTAATGCAGGGGTTACCTTCGGAGACAACACGAATGACGGTATCAACCTTACAGGAACCCTGAAGATTGCTGGGGGCGGCTCACCTCTTGTCGATAAGGTGCTTACCTGCCAGGATTCTCTTGGCACAGTCGCTTGGGCATATCCACTTAATGCTCCCGTGACTACGGTCAACGGTACTAACGGTTCCGTGAGTATTAGTCTGTATGGTGAAGCAAGTCCCACAGCAAACCTGGGTGGTGTCTCACTAGCAACCGCACAGGTAATCAGTGGTGTAAAGACCTTTAGTGCCAATCAGATATTCCAAGCCAATGTAAACCTTGGTAACGATCCAGCAGATGTAATCACCGTAGGTGGAACACTGGTCATCGCAAATGGTGCGGGCAACGGCAAGGTGCTGACTTGTAATGCGAGTAACCAAGGTGTGTGGACGGTACCTGTCATCACAACGGTAGGAACCCAAATTGGAGCAGGGGCAATAGCGACACAAACAGGTGCCGTAGTCATCACTGCTGATCTCATTGGAGCAGCCACTACAGGTGCCCTTGCAACCCTGACATCACAGGTCACCGCTGCAACCACTGCTGCCACCAATGCATTGAATGCTGCTACCGCTGCTTCTAACACAGCGGCCACCAAACTCAGTTCTGTCACTATCGAAACAACGCTGATCGACACGATACCTGTGTCCTGCCTAAGTGGACTCGGTACTGATGCTTCACCCCTGAAGGTTCTAGGGGCTTCTCCATTAGGAGTTGCCGGAGGTGATCTCACCAGCTCCTACCCAACCCCAACCATTGGTAACAACAAGGTCACCTATGGAAAGATGCAGCAGGTACAGGCGGGTTACCGTCTACTGGGAAACCCTGCGGTTAGTGGTCCCGCAAATGTCACTGAGATCTCCTTAGGTGCCGGACTTGGTTTCGATGGGGGTCAACTCAAGAACACAGCGATCCCCACGGTATCCGCTAGTGGAACTAACACCTTTACGGGTGCCAACACATTCCAAGGGAATGTAACGGTTGGTGATGCAGCGGGTGATGCTCTTACGGTGTACGCAACGATGTCCACGGTTGCCCCGGTGACCTTGGGTGCCACTTCGAGTCCCAATCAGATCACTATCAATGGACCACTGAAGATTGCTTCGGGTACTCCAACGGCAGGACAGGTGTTGACCTGTGATGGAAGCGGTAATGCAACTTGGGAACAATCAGCGGCAAATCCCTATACGCCATCGGTGACCGGAATCGGATCTGTTCAAATGTTAGGGTGGTCAACCAATACCAATAGCAATCTAGCCGGTCTTTGGTGTTTCCCTTCACCTAGCCTCATCGTTGAGTATGCAAGTGGCGGAGGAAGCAATCCTCAGATTCGTGTTGCAGCAGGAATGGGCACTTGGTTAGCAAGAAAAATGGGTGGGGTCGGCACTACCCAATATACATTGACTGACACACTTGGGCCGCAAAGAAGTCTTTTTGAAGTGAGTGATCGGTGGATGCTCGTCCGAGTCTCCTAAGGCATCCCATGAATACCCAACTCGACCATGAAGTCATGCTTGCCATTGGCCGCCTTGAGGGAAAGCTCGACCTGCTTCTACAGCAGCGTCAGGCTGCCCAAGGGGAAATCAAGGAGTTAGATCATCGCGTTCGTCATCTAGAGCAGTCACGCTCTTACATCATTGGTGCAGCAGGAGTCATTGCTGCCATCGTTTCAGCCCTCTTTCAGTACACCCTAGCGAGTAAATAAATATGCAAATCAAGTATCTCCTACCTAAGACAAGTAACTTTGCTACTAACAGCAGCATCACCGGTCCGACGCATCCATACAACCCAATTTCATCAACGGTTGGATTGCTTCTACTTAGTCTCGTTAGTTCCTCCACCACAGCGACAACGGTTGGTACAGCGACGATTGAGGTTCAAGGAACCGTTGATGATGTGGAGTGGTTCACTCTTCTCAGCGTCCCTGTTGGCTCATTGAAGATGCCTGTTGGTCACTTTGATGTAGGCACCGCCAATGGAGCAAGGAACTACACACAGGTCATTCAGACGATGCCTCGTATGCGTATCGTTACTTCAGGTGCCCTCGCCTCTGTCGGTGGTTCAACCACTTACCTCCGAGCATTACTCCTCAATGGCTGATCCCACCAAGGAAACCCTCAAGAGCCTCCATGCGAGTCTCTGCAATGAGCTGCTGCGCCGGGTTGCCTCAGGGGAAGCGACACCCGCTGACCTCAATGTTGCCCGTCAGATGCTCAAGGACAACCAGGTGGATCAAGTGGCTCTCGCGGGTACCCCAATTCTCCGTCTTGCCCAGCAGCTTCCCTTTGATAATCAGGAAGATCTGCGTACCGGCACCTAAGTATGGAGATAGATCCCCGGCTCAAGGACTTCCGCAATGGACTCCACCTTGTCTGGGCTGAACTTGGGCTCCCTGCACCAACCAAGGTGCAATATGAGATGGCATCATGGCTCCAAGGGGGTCCAAGGCGATCTGTCACCCTTGCTTTCCGTGGGGTAGGGAAGTCTTGGATCACTTCAGCATTCGTTATGCATGAATTGATGTTGGATCCCACAAAGCAGTTCCTCGTTGTCTCTGCATCCAAGAACCGGGCTGATGAGTTCGCCTCGTTCTGCCGGAAGTTGATGCAGGTGGTGCCTATGTACCAGCACTTGATGCCCAGGGATACCCAAAGGAACTCAGCGATAGCCTTTGATGTGGGTCCTGCGCCACCGAGCCATGCACCAAGTGTCAAGAGCCTCGGTATCACCGGGCAGTTAACCGGCTCCCGTGCTGATGTA